AAAAGAAAGAGACCTTGAATTAGGCCTCAATCTCGTTTAAATAATTCTTATGTAATTTTTTCATACGATAGATGAATTTAACCATATTGATTACAGGTCCAGATACTCTGTAAAGGCCGTCATCGTCAACGCTTTTATACCCAATGCTATGACTATTACAATAAGCCTTAAACTGCCAATCTAATTCATCTGCTATTTCAATATATCCTTTCATTTCGTTTTCCTCCTTAAATATAAGTATTATTTCTCATTATAATATACGAATATCTTGCGAGGTAAAAATATAAAGCCCATGTTTCCATGAGCAATATATTTGGAATTAACGTTTCCACATTGAGACAAGGTTACAAGTGTTCTTTGTAGGAAAACTAACCTTGATTTCGATATTCTTTTGTAATTCATCCTCATCGAGTGCTTCCATAGCGCACTGTAAAGCCGCTCTAGCTTCACTCTTGTCCTTTGCTTTAACAACTAATACCGTTCTCATTTTCTTCATAATAAGTACCTCCTTATAATAATGTCTCTAGTTCTCATTATAGCAGTGGAAATATTTGCGAAAAAGAAACACACCCTGAATTCTTGGCGATACTCTGACGTCCCTAGACCCTCGTATAGAAAGTCTAGAGACATCGTATGTACGTTACTGCTTTCTAGCTGCGGCAGCTTTGCGCTTGTTATGCTGACTTGTGCTAATACCGAGCAGAGCACCCAGAAAAGTGTCAACTGCAGTAATAGTTCCTACGACCTGGTCTCCATATGGAAGCCCCCAGATGGTAGCAAGTGTGAAATAAAGAGTACCAATCGCTGGTAAGGCAATCAATGCAATCCATTTAAGAATATCATACTGTTTATTTGTTAACTTCATTTTGACTTTCTCCTTCCGATATTGGTGGTACTGTAAATATTTTGAGTCGGTTGACTCCCTCCATAACCCTCTTTGCTGAGCCATTTCCGCCTAGGGCTTTGTACGGTTCATAAAGGTAGTCGCTCAAATTCTCATATTCATCTTTTGTGATCCATCCACGTTCAATGTACGTCATTCCTAATGCTACAATGCGGTCGTGGGCCAGTCCAATGAGCATCTGACTTTGTAATGATTTTTTGTCATCTTTTTTCTGGAGCCAAGCCCAGAATCCCGAGGATGCAATAACCGAACACAACACAGTGACGATAATTGATACGATACTTTCCATAATCTTCCTCCTTATGCGATTACTTTATCAAGCTCATAAGGAATAAACATCCATGCGTCATTACCTAATACAGAATAAGCTATTGAAAATATCTTAGCTCCATAATCGGCTATAAAGTTGCAGACCCATTCTTCTGCTAATATCCAATATTCTGGTTTTACAACCTTATGAATATCGTCTAGCAAACCGTAACTAACAAGAGCACAATGACCTAGCTCATGGATAAGAACTTTTATGAGGAGTGCACCAGATAAGTTCCTCGACATAAAAATAGTTGCAAGGTTTGGGTCTGTGGTGGCTAATGTCATTTTTCCAGTTCTATCCATAAGCATTTTGTCATTTGGGTTTACGAACTTTATCCTCCATAAATATCCATTCATCGAGAATCTGTCCATAATCGCAGTTCTCTTTAGATACTCATGCTGTCTACTAATGTAGAAAGTTCGGTTTTCATTCTGCGCTTCAATTCAGGACTGGCCTCACTCCAAATATCACGCATAGAGATAATGGCCTTCTCGACATGTTCTTCGCCACGCTGTTCCATTCTCTCTTTATCTTCTGACGATCCAGTTTTTGTATAATGTTTTCTTGCATCAGACCAAGAATCATACGCAGCACCATAAGTGCTAACTGGTTTGTTCATCATTTTTGGTTCATTTTGATCCATATACCCAAAGCGGAGTTTCATCTGATCTGCAAACTCTGTTGGATCACCGGTTAGATATTGCTGCATGTTGTAGTCCTCACCTTCTAAATACGGCATATATCCATATCTAGATCCGTGACCAGCCGAAGCGTATCTACCACTAGAGGCATAGCGATTCGGGTTGTAACCGTAAGATCCATCACCCATAGCCTCTACAATTGATTTGTAGTATTTTGACTGCATGCAGTAGTTCTCAGCTTCGTAAATATCTTTGATCATATCAACAACTTCGCCCATTTCATGAGCATCTACGCACTCGATTCCATGAGAAAGCTGCTCCTTTACTGAGTCTACAAGAGTTGCCTTAATAGAACAGAGATCTTTCATCTTTTCCATTTTAACGACACCTCCTTAGGCAAGTCTACGAACAATAAAAGCGCTGTTAGCAGCGACAGTTACGTCCGCAGTACCATTATTAGTTACGGTTATACGATCGTAGTCCCCGCAGCAATTCTTGATTAAAGTTGAAGTAGCTACATTGTTAGAAGCATTGGCAGCTCCTGGAGTAGCAACCATAGTTGTCTCTGGCATCGTTGCTCCTCCTAATTGGAAAGCAAGCTGTACAGGAGTGCCTGCGACAGCGCCCGAGATATTACCAGCAAAAGAAACTTCATAAATACCATTAGCTCTCATTTTGACAGATCCTGTGTTTTCTCTATGGCACTCAGCACAACCTGTTTTGAGAAGAACTTTGTCAAAGGTAATGGACTGACCTGCAGGCAATACCTGGTCAGTAGTATTTGATAATTCAATCATTTTATAATACCTCCATACAAGGGAGAGTCCGTTTCTAGACCCTCCCTAATCATTTTGACGTTAATTAGCAGCAACCGTTATTAGTTGATCCGCAGTAGCATCCAAACCCATAATTCGCATATGGATTCGGTACAGTAAATGCAGGAACAGCAGCCGGACGTAACTGATTAACAAGATACTGGTTCTGAGCACACTGAGATGCCGTAAGCTCCAGTTTGTTAATAGCAGCCTGCTGGCTAGCAATTGTCTGATCTTTTGCATCCATCTGCATTTTGACCATTTCATCATGCAGAGCACGGTAATTGGCATTATCATTGTCAATAATATCTCTTGTCTGATTGCTAATTGCATTGGTGATAGCGCAAGTATTTGTAGCCATATCATACTGGATCTGAGCCTGGCCCTGACGGTTCTGACAGCAGCAATCGGCTAACTGCGTCTGAATGGCATTTGTCGACTGTAAGTTTGCAATGTTTGAAGCATTGGCACTGTCGCTGATAGCACTCTGAATAGCGTTAGTGGACTGCAGCATGCTAGTATTCATAGCATAGAAGCCATCACAAATTCCATTGTCAATGCCACTAAGCTTGTTAAGGATTGACTGGGTATCAAATCCTCTCTGAAGATCACCGTTGGTTGCGCAACTCTCGCCATTGCGTCCCTGGCCACCCCAGCCATTTCCCCATCCGCCGAAGATAGCAAATAGGATGATTAACACCCACCATCCATTTCCATTACCCCAGCCGTCACCGTTTCCATCTTTTGTAACAGCAGCAATATCTGCAAGACTTGGTGCACTACCCATATTAAACATAATTACTTCCTCCTTATTTTACATGAAAGAACTGTTCTGCTTGTCTAATAGCATCTTCTTTACTTACACCCATAGACTTACAAATGTTCTCTGCAATCTCCTGCCCTTTTTTCTCATCTCCAGATTGAATAACATTAATCATACTTTGAGCATTTGGGTTATTGGCAATATTAGGATTCTCCTTTAGAATCTTCATCGCCATTTGCTGAATGCATTGACTTATCATTCTTTTTGTCCTCCTTGAATCGCGACTTATTTTGATGATTTTGCCTTTTGAGCATGTTTTCTATTCTGTCAAGTTGAGCTTTTAATTCTCCGGTGCTATCACCATTTTGACACTCTGATTGAGCCTGCTCATTCGAACTTGGAGAATAGATAAGACTTTGCAGAACACCATTACTGTTCCACTGCTTGGCAATAATGCTCTTACAATCTTCTGTCATGAACAGGCAAATGCTACCATCCATCGGTATTTCTGCAGGTACAATGTCCTGTTCTGAAGTTACAATCCTTCCTCTGATTGGAATAATTGGTTGTTGGTTCGCCATCGCATTTGACAGATTAGGCTGCCCTACGGCCCGGTTGTTCATAACTTGGGGATTATGATTTAACCTTGGTCCTCCATTCCAATTTGGTTGGTCTACAGGACCCATAGGCTGTCGCATTCCCTGGGTATTGATATTTGGTGTATAATCCATAGCAAAACAGCTCCTTTCTTATTTTGATTGAAATGTTCTTATCCCTAGACACAAACGAGTAAAAGTCTAGGGATATTATTAAATTTTCTTTTAACGTCGCTTGGACGATCAAAAAATTACTGCAATAGAATCACCTCCCTAAACCATTTTGATTTATGCTAAAGACTCACTAGTAGCCTCTGATTCTGAGCCGTCAGTTGTAATAACTGGGTCATTCTTGTAAGCCCTGATAGTAACATCATTAGATAATCCATCATGAATCTCAATAACGTTGTCCAATTTGAACCCATCGAATGTGGTGACATTTCCATTGTCGTCTGTGATCTCCATATGAGAGATATTGTCGGCATTTCGGGCCGTAGAAGCGATCCTGTCAAACACTGCTGGGGATTCATATGTTGAAGTAATGTTCAGATAAGTTCTACCTGATTGATTCTGAGCATACTCTCTTGTAAATTTGCGAATATCAACTGTCGTTCCGTTTCCGAATTTAAGTTTCATTTTGATCCTCCTTACTTAATTCTTTAAGCATATTAAGTTCTTCCTCTCCGATAATAGGAATGGCCCATTCGTCCGGGCAGTATATTTTGAATCTCTGTTTCCAATGTTTCTTACGATACCACTTATTCCAGAAGTATGCATTTGCAAGAGATCGAGTCTTGTGCATATCGCAAATATAAGTACAACGAGAATCTGGAGTTCCATTTTCTTGATAGTTGTACGCAGAGCACCAACTGCAACCCTCAGCTATAGGACAATAGAAACACTCGTCACTAGACTCTGTTCTTCTGTCGATCTTATTCAGACATTCGACGCATTGCTTGTCGCATGTTCTCTGTGCAATCCCGAAATTTACGTGACCAATTCTAAGAGGCTTTCGAGATGTTCCTAGACTGCTCTCCATATATCTTATACATGGATAAAGCCATCCATCTGGGTCCATCGCCAGCATGAAGCCAGTTCCTCCACACCAGTTTTCGACATCTGTTTCTTCCTTTGGTTTGAAGAAGTCGTTCTCGAATAGTGCCATGAAATGGTCGTCGGCCAAGTCATTTTCAAGCCAATAATCGGCTAACATTTTGAGCTGCTCGTAATAGATTTTCGCGTGCTCCAATGTCCATCCTTTTTCATAAACGACATTTGCATTAATATCTTTGTATCCAAGTTCTACCATATGCTTAATCGCCGAGAATAGATGCTGCACATTACCTGGCGCTATGGTGATCTTAGAGCCCATATAGTATCCTCTTGATATCCAATCACGAGCTCCAGCTACTGCCACATCATAAGACCCAGTACCATCTGGAAAGACTCTACAAGCATCATGCAGAGCCTTATTTCCATCGATGGTAATTGAGAAAGAGAGATTATGCCGCCATTTGTTCAGGAACTTCTGAACCTTAGGCTCAAAATATAATACACCATTTGAGCAAATCGAAATACAGAATTTTGTTGCCCATGGATGCATCAACTCGATAGCCTTATCATAAAAATATGTGCAAATCTGATCAATAAGATCTACACATAAGAAAGGTTCCCCACCAATAAACTCAATGATAATGCCAGGAGACGTATTTACGTCAATATATTCTCCAAGCCGCTCATCCCCGGTAAGAAGCATATCGATGAGTTTCTTTGCATCTTCGAACTTCATTTTTCTTTTGCCTTTGTTTATCTGGTAACAGTATGTGCAGCACAAGTTGCACTCGTCCGTTACCTGAAATGTCACGGTACGAGATAATGTTTTTCTGTCTGATGCATTATTTGTTATAATAGTCTCAGGATACAACCTTCCGATCATATCCTGAAACTGTTCAAACTTCTTCATAGGCCTAATCCCCTAACACAGTAATGTGTACGATGTGTTCTGAGAAGTCTGTTACTTCCCATCTAAATTTGACGTCTTTTCCTTCATGTTCCAGAACTCGAGGCTGCAGAGATTTCTCTAACTCTGTTTTGGCAATATCGTAGGAACACTCAGCCTCTTCAAGTAACTTGTGATAATGCTTAAATGGAACTGAGTCCAGTACTGAAGCATCCGCATCATTTTTTGCTGATTCCAGCATATGGGCTACAACATCTTTTCTTGTCATAACCTCATACGCAAGTCTCTGTAAATAGTCAGCTGTTTCCTTGTTAAGTTCTAATGTAAAGTTTTTCATATTTGTTAACTCCTTTTCTTTTAATTTGTTTTTATATTCCTGTTATACTACGGCACCAAATGCTTGAGCTTGGCATGTTCCAGTACACGTTGCAGAGCATGTTGTTGCACATGCGTTTTTGCATCCGCCACTACATCCATTACTACACCCGTCGCATGCGCCAGTACATGAGCCATAGCATCCAGAACCGCATCCTGAGCATCCACTGCATCCGCCTGAGCATCCACTGCATCCGCCTGAGCATCCACTACATGCGGTATAACATCCGCTAGCGCATCCACTGCACTGTGTGCGGCAGCCGCTTTCGCAAGACCCACTACATCCAACACATCCGCTGCATTGTGTACCGCACCCGGTGCATCCGCTGCATCCAGTGCACGAAGAACATGATGAACACGAACTAGCACAGCCAGTACAGCTATAGCATGTAGCACAAGACGAACCTTTTCCATGTGATGAGCATGAGCTTGAACAAGATCCGCCACATCCTGCACATCCAGAACATCCTTCGCAAGACCCACTACATCCAGAACATCCACTACATCCAACACATCCGCCGCTGCCACGACAATTACCAAAACACGAAGTACTACATCCCGTGCAGTTACTTCCACATCCGCTAGAACAACCTTCGCAAGACCCACTGCATCCTCCGCAGCCACTCGAGCCGCTTCCACCAGATCCACCAGATCCGCTACATCCACCAGAACAGCTGCTACATCCGCTACATGTGCTGCCGCACGTCCCTACGCATAATCCAGAGCATGCTCCACGACATGAAGAGGTAGCCCCATCGATTGGCTCTTGAGATAATGAGTCCGTATAAGACAGTAATTCATTATTGAACGATGATGGGATCTTAGAGCCTGTCTTAAGATCGGCAGTGTTCAAATTACCATGATCTTTAATATTCAATAAAGGCTCGACTACTTTTTTACCTTGGTCCGCTGTGACTTTGGTTCCGGATGTAGGAGTTGTGGAGAAGTCGTAAGATGCAGATGCAAATCCAGTCATAGAACCATTGTATGCTCTACGTTGCATTTCGGTTTTTACCTTGGCTTTAAGAGTGTTCATTTCTGCCGCGGTAAGAAAATTAGGCATTATCTTCACCCTCCTTTTTAAAAACTTTATTTGATTTTTCCTCCCGGGGATTTTTTATATCTCGTTTTTCGTTATCTTTTACAAAATGATCAAATCCCGATAAATACATTATATATTACCCCCCATTTTGAATTATCCCCACGTCGCTGCTAATGGCATCCAGGCAGAACCATTATAAAACCTAGCTACACCTGACGTATCAATCCATAAGAGTTTGGTATTAGTTGGAGCTGTAGCACCGTAATGATATCCTCCTGGATCAGATGATCCAACTGGGTACCAACCTGGACCTCCAAAAGGACCACCGGATGCAATATAAACATTCATCATTTTGCTAAATGGGCTATAGCATAACTGACCACTATACGGTGAAGATGGAAAACCACCGCCAGTGATATATATACCAGAATTAGTGATTTCCCAATTCCCCCCATTATAGTATTTTAACGCACTCGAATGATTCGTATCTACCCACAAATCCCCAGGCTTAGGATTGGTTGGTTCGGTTGCTCCATAGCTAACGCCTCCAGACTCTGCCGATTTCTTGATAGACTCTAACAGGTATTTTCCATTTGGCGCATCAGCGTGGAATGACTGAACATTACCTGGAGAGATTATATGAGTAGCTCCATCAAACGATTTTAGATCGAAATTAGGGAACTCTGTATCCTTAGTAATCTTCGTAGTTGAGGTTTGATACTGCTCGATATCAGTAGCTTTTTCTCCTTCTTCTAATTGAACTTGAATTTGGCAGTCGGTTACGGTCGTTCCTTGTGAGATAAAAATTCCCATACTGTTGGTTGCCCCATCTCTTTTTTCAAAAACGAATGTTGTTGATTTCTTACCATTATTTAAGCTTTCTATAACAGCTCTATGTATGTCAGTGTTACCAGGTAGGATATCTAATAATGTTAAAGTAGCAGTGCCATTTTTCACAGCTAATTTCATAGTATATTTGTTACCAACAGTTAGGCAAGGAACAAGAATTTTTCTGAATACTGCGTAGTGTGCCCTGTCATTAGCTGTTCCAGAAGCATGAATTATTCCATTCGAATCTACCGTAAAAGTTATTCCATTTTCAGTGTACTCGGAGCCATTAAAATATGGATATGGAATCAGATTCTTTCCAATCGTCTTAATATCATAACCAGAATATGGAACGAATGGATCATCGGCGTCAGTCACTATCCTAATATTAGAAACGGTCCCGTGAACATCACCAGTGGTCTTATGATATTGAATTACATATCTGCAACTATAGTTTGTCCAGTCGTAATCATTTTTTGATAAAGTCTCAACATTAGTTACCCAAGAATCATTTTTAAAAATCTGAAAAAATGTATGTAAGGTTCCTTTAATTGTCGTATCATACTTAGCATACAGTGTATTTATAGCATTATTAAATAACTTCTCGGCGTGCTCATATAATACAAAACCAGGTTGCGCAGTACCGCCGGATATAGTACCGTCTAATGAAATTATTCCTTCTTTAGTGTATGTCATAGTCACACCATGCGAAACGCTTCCGCTAGCTTTGACGTATGGATAAGGTAATAAATTCCTAGTAGCATTACCTAACATTAGCGGTGCTTCGACAGTACCTGTTAGATCCGTTTTCGTTGACTCGATAAGCGATACTTTCTCCTTACCTAGCTTCTCCGCTTCCAGAGTAAGTTTAGCTCCAAGGTCACCTTCGAGTTTGTTTTTTATATTTTCAAACCACTTATCAAACTCTGTCTGGGACGCCTTTTCCCACTGCTGGAACGTAGACCAGTTAGCATCGTAAGCGGCTTTAATCGTAGCGAACCACTGGTCGTAGCCATTCTTAATACTGTCGTACCATTTCTGATAGTCCGATTTTGAAGTTGCTTGCCAATCCGTAATCTCTTTTTTAGCTGCCGTGAGCCAAGCCTGGTAATCCTGCTTCTCTCCATTCATCCATGTATTGAAGTTTGCAGTATTCTCTTCTACGAACCGATTCAAGATATCTTTCCATTGAGGAATAAGCTGTTCGATGCTGATTACCTCGAGAATGCCTGTAACAAATGGACATGCGCTCGTCCCTACACAGTTTTCAATATCCGCCTGCCTGATTGACGTAACCTCTTTACCGACTGTGACATACGCCAACGGATACTGATGAACTTCTTTAATATTTGTCAATGCTGGCTTGGTTGGTGTAGACGAAGGTGTTCCTTTAATTAATTTAATGCTGTTTGCTCTTACAGATTCAACTGAATTGATCTCCAGAACAACCGCATCAATACGATCCATAAGAATCTCTGATGGTGGAATAGTAACTGGATAAAGAGCATCGTTGTAACTCCAAGTATGATTAAACCATGCTCGTCCAGTTCCAACCGTTACATTCATCTGATTACTCTGCTTTACGACAAGACAATCACCAATAGATGCGAATATTCCATCTCGAATTAAACCATCAAATAATCTTGAAATGTCGGTAGCATCATATAATCTATCATGATCTACGGAATTAAAAAATCCAGATGCAAAACTCATATTTTTCCTCCTTTATCTTATTCTTTAAGAGCCTACTGGTATTCTATTATCATCGGCACTTACAAAGTCTGTAAAAGTAGGGTATGAAGTTTCCCCACTAGAATCTTGGGACATAATAAATTCCGACACGGTTGATGTCCCTTTAATACCATAGTCGTTTTCTATCTGTACTACATCCCCCATTTTGAAATCTCGTCCGTATACAAACATAGTATGAGGATCAACATCTCCATCCATAGATATGGTATGTGGTTTCTCAGCTAAAGCTTCTTTGCCCTTCTGAGCAACTACTTTCAGTCGCTCGGCGTCGCTCATTTTATGGTCCTCATCCTCAGAAGTAATCGATCCAGCATCAACATATATCTCGCATCGATGCATACCGCTCAACTGTTCCTGAGTTTCTCCGTCCCTAGTCACTTCTTTAGTAATCTTCAACGGATTCCCGGATAATGTTTGTGTATCCCCATCTTCTCCAACAGTTAACGCAACATTTGCGTAATCTTCTTTACTGTCCAAATAAGATGTGTTATTTAAGTTTTCAAATGAAGGACTGAATACAACATACGGAGTTAATTGCTGTGCATAAGATCTATCAACGCCTTTGTACAGCTCAAACTCAAATTGTTTATTTTCATTTAACGTAACTTTAAATCCAATTTGTTTCTCGACGCAAAGCGAGTTTATTGCCTCGTATAAGTTTTCATGCTGTTCATACTTTGCGTCAATTGTCAGAGCGTTTATTCTACTGTCTGTACTCTTCTTGAATATAAAGTTAGGAATCTTTCTTTCCGATTTTGACGGCGCTATTATAGCGTCATTTATAAGCTTCTCTATTCCATCTTGGAAATTTCCGCCAAGTGTAGTATTGTCCCATATTATCCTACGCTTCAGCAAGCTCTCAAGAGAGTAACCTATAACTTTAATTGTTGGTCCTTCTGTGGTATTCGTTTCAAGAAGCATTCCCTGAATAATCATCATGTGAACTGAATCATCATTTTGAAGATAGTAGTCATTGACTAGATAAGGAAACACTCCATCCATGTCCAAAGTGAGGTAGAGTTCAAAGTCCCCATTCTCTTGATATCTATCAGTCCAAATGAAGGACTTGAACCTGTCAATAATGGCTACTTTTTCAAACCTTGAGTTTAATATTGTAGCTTCCATTGCTTACCTCCTCAAATTAATCACCTTCCATAAGTTTATACTCCTTCGTATATCGTATCGTTTTCAATCTTGAACTGAATACTCATTGCTCCTTCTGTAGCATTGTAAATGAAGATATTATCTCCTTTTGACAGCTGGAACCAGCTCGATCCTTTACCTAAGCAGTTGAGAATGTTGGTCGTTAAGCCGGATCTCAGTAATGTAACTGACTTTTCTCCTCGCTTAGTATTTATAATGATATCGTCACCAGCACCATATGCTTGACCAGTTAAGGTCTGTATAAAGTCAGTATTTATTCTCATAACTTCACGAGTTCTAGCATTATAGATAACAATATCTTTTACTGTATCTAGCGCATGAATTGTTATTGTTATACCAACGGAAGCATCTCCTTTGTACATTACTACATTCTCATACATATGTACGATGTCACCGAAGTTTATGAGCTTTTCAGTTAATGAATTGTTTTCAAATGGAAATTCGAATTTAGGATTGACACCACTAAATAATGTAAGCGTCTTTCCATTAGTTGCATAAAAGTATGGATCTGGACAAATTACGGAGATCTGAGTAGTTTCATGAGCCTGGAATATTTCAGGTTCATTTGACTCGACATAACCGAAAGCATCAAGAGATCTCTGATCCGTTACGAATGTCAACGTGAGGTATCTCTTGATAGGGAAATACTTATATGTAGTATGCCTAATAGTTTCGATATCTGTTCCGAATCTAAAATCCAGAGTCATAACGATATTTCTAGTTTCAAGTTTAGCACTATTATATAATGCTCCATCTCCGGTCGCTATCTCACTAGTGTTGATAGTTGCCTTAACTGGCCCCAAACCTTCAATGTCTGTTATAGCTAGACCCGAAACCTCAGGCCTAGCTAGTTCCATTTCTAGGGATTCCCCTAAATAATTAGTAACGATTACTTTCTTTATCATTTAAGAGCCCCCTTTAATTGACTAAACTGGTTCTTTGTCTGTCGATATATCTCTTTATTAGATAATGCTACAGGCGAATTATTAGTCTGGTTGAATGTATAGTTGTTAGTTACATTGGTACTAGATCCTTTTAGAGCGCGACCAGTTTTACTACCCCTTCCGCCATTCTGCAATGCCGCCAAAGCTTTGCTAAGACCGTTACCTTTGCCGAACACACTTCCGGCTATTCCACTAGCTATAGAAGCTGCAAAACCAGCGCTAGCTCCTGCTACAGAAGATCCCGTAGCTGATGTCACTCCGCTACTAACCATTGACGACAGATTCGAAGTGTTAACACTGGCACTTAAACTAGGCATATGTATTTTAGATAGTACTGCGTTTACAGCGTCAACTAATTCCTGAGCAGCACTAACAGCTGATGGTATAGCTCCTCTAATGCCTCGAGCAAATGAATTACCAAGTGCACTTCCTTTAGAAGATGCTTTGTCGCTGCCTTTTGAAAACGAAGATAATGCTTTATCTACCACTGATTTACAAGAAGATTCTACAGCTGTTAACACCGTTGTTGCAGCAAGACCTAAAGCAAAGCAATAACCAAGAGATGTTCCGGAAGATTTAAAAGCTTTCTTGAAATTTGTTTCTGCGTAATTCGTAAAAGCTGTGCAAGCCTTCTTGGCGGATTGCTTTGCAGATTTTGCAACCCCTTCGGAAGCCGAGTCAATTCCAGCTTTGAACTGGTTTCCAGCTTTCTTACCTGAAGACTTGAACGACGTATCTTTTTTAAGTACTTCGTCAAATGACTTAGCTACCGCGTGAACAGTTTTTGTCGCTGCAGATCCTTTGAGGTTCCTAGATGAGCCTTTCTTAGAAGATACATCCTTGCCTGTAGCAGCATCAATCATTCCCTGATACATGGAATTGACAGCTCCTAGACCTGCTTCTTTGTACGAATCAGATACTGTTTTTGCTACTTCTTCATTTATTGACAATTTTTCGACATACAGATCGTTCATTTCTTTTCTTTCAGCAGGCGTCATGCTGTAATATACATCAACAAGATCAGCTGCGCTCATTCCCTGATCGACTAGTTCTTTTAACAATCTAGGATCTAGCGATTTAGCAAGGTCAAGTATTTCAGCTTCCCATTTCTTAACAGCTTCGACATTATCTCTGGCTTGTTGCTTTACTGAATCTTTTGTCATTTGCATTTTTTCAGCAAATAGATTATTTACTTCTGTAATTTGTTCACTAGTTGCAAGTTTGAATCCTTCGATATATGGTATTGCTTGCGTCCCTAGGCTCTTAAGATAATCCAGTAATCCGTCTGCAAATCTCATCTTCTTTAGTTCTTCAAGACCTTCGATTACTCTCTTTTCGGCATTAACCTGTGACCACATACGATCAATGATGGTGTCATTACCGAGATCGTTTACTACTTCATCGTATCTCGTAAAGTAATCTGTAGAACTTGAAATGTCGAAATTAACAAACGACGTGAAGCTATCAAGACTGCTCTTTACGGATTCCGTCATAGACTTTGCCGTATCTTCGATTTTCTTCTTTGCATCGTCCCAATCATTGTTTATCTTCTTGAGATTCTTCTCCATTTCCTTAGCTGCTTCAGAAACAGCATTTGGAATTTCTTTTACATCTTTCTTGACTTCTTTGGCTGTTTTCTTAACGGATTTCTTCGCTTTCTTCTTGGCAGCTTCTTTTTCTTTATTCAAAGCAAACGACTTAATAATAGAATCAGCTCCAGATTTCTGAAGTTTGAGATTCTTAACATATACGTCATTAATTTCTTTACGCTCTTCAGCTGAAAAGGTAAGCATTTCCAATACTTTACTCAGGTTTCCAGGCCCTTCATCAACCAATTCCTGAACAAGGCGAATATCCCAACCCTGATTAAGCATCTTCTTAATAGAATTCTTCCACTTAACAGCATCTTGATAAGTCTGCTTATAAGAAGCTATAATATCTTCTTTCGTTTGTTTACTAGCTTCTGCATACGCTTTGTTCGCTCTGTCGATTTCTTCTTTTGAAGCATTTGCAAATAATTTTATATATGCATAACCAGATTCTCCCATACCTTTAAGAGTATCAATAAGTCCCTTACTAAGACCATTCTTGGATAATTTCGCAAGGTTATCCTTCATCTCCTGATAACCATCAACCTGACTTTCCATGTTCTTAAGAACTGTACTCATCTCATCGTCCATAGAATCAGAGAATTCGGAGAATATGTTCCTAGAGTTATCGAATGCAATATTCGTAAACTTAGTATATTCCTTTATCGAGTTAATGATATTATTCCTGTATTCTTTGAATGTCGAGTTAATATTGGACTGTATTGACTTTTGATCGTCTTTCAGCTGTTTCACAGCATTTTTAATAGCAGTGTTATTTTCCTTAATAGCTGAATTGAGATCCTTTTTGCTAAGCTTCTTGCCTGATGTGCTAAGACCCTTCTTTAAACGATCTTGTGTCTTAAGAAGTTTCTTTAAAGCTGCCTCGTGTTGCTTAACAGACTTAGTGTCTTCCTTATACTGATCTGATTCCTTGTACAAGGCAATAGCAAAATTCTTGATAGTTTTTTCGGCAGTTTTAGTAGCTTTGCTAAGTGTCTTAAGCTTAGGTGTTGTCTTGAGAAGCTCTTTTCCTAAACTCTTAGAGATTTTAGTAATCGTCTCATAAGGAGTTTTATTAAACGAGCTTACAGCTTTGTCGAAAGTCTTTTCAAACTGATAAGCGACCTTAATGATTTTGGTCATCTTGATCTTTGCTTTCTTGCTGTTCTTCTTAGACTTACTTGCGATTTTCTTAGAAGTGGCATCATATGAACTAGTTACACCATTTCCAGCTTTGTTAGCACTCTTGATAATGTCTTTTGTCGTCTTATCCATTTGGTCTGAAAACGTACTGTTGCCAGCATTAAGAATGCCATTTACGGTCTTCATGACGCCATCAACGTCTTTATTTCCAACCGATTTACTAATGGATTTCTTAATTCCCTTGACATATCCTGTAACTATTTTTTGAGCTTTCTTAGCACCGTCTTTTATTCCTTTTCCAGCGCCTAGCAAAGCTCCTCTTCCAGCGTCAATACCAGCAAGTTCAATGTCTCCAGCCGTTGATTTAACACCTTTAACAAGTCCTTCTCCAGCATAAGCGCCAATCTTATTGGTTTTCTTGGAAGGTGAATGCTCGTCAAGAGACTTTTTGCTCTTCATACCCTTAAGTAATTGATTTCCTAAGGAAACTCCAGTAGAGTATACATCCGAGCTCTTGTTCTTTGCTCCGCTCATAAAACCTATAGCTGCATTAGCACCAGCCGTGCTAAAATCCTTAGAATTAGATTTCATGCCGCTAGCAAGATTCTTAGCTAATGAAGAACCGGCGTCTTTGAATTTTGAATTATAATCATTAAACGTGCTTTTAGCTGTACTAAGAGCGCTATTTACCACTGAGTTAAATCCATCGGTAGTATCTGTATCCGATTTAAATGCATCAGTGACGTATTTCAAGAACTTCTTAGCTACGCTTGATGACGGAGACTTCATATCTTCGCTGTTATTTTTCATTCCAGTGGAAATCCACCCAACAACCTTAGAGCCAACCTTTTCAAAGTCCCCCGATTTTGATTCAAATCCATTCTGTACGGATTTTAGAGAAGTCTTACCCAAAGCCTTAAATGCTTTGTTCATATCCTTGACTTTCTTGTCCAGTCCACCCTTAACACCGTTCAGAGAATTGATGAAATCGGACAATTGCTTAGCGATAGTTCCTGCGTTAGATGTATCAGCTCCTTTTATTGTAGTTGAGAAGCTGACAAAACTCTCACCAAATGATACAAGGTTCTTTCCGAACTTCTTTAAGCTCTCCTTGTTTCCACCAAAGAGTATGCTTTTAGCAGATGTCGCTTCTGGAAGGTCATCGTTCAGTTTTGCAATGGATGTAGCAGCTGCCGATGTGGCTGTTATAGTTGAAGTATCGATTCCGGACACCGTTTTAGAGTACTTAGCAAATGACTTACCAAACGATACCATGCTCTCACCGAAAGTTCCTAAATCCTGAGAACCTCCTACGAACCACTCTTTCATACCATCTAAACTCGGTATTGTTTTTGCCAATTTGGTAATTGTCATTGCTGCTGCAGATGTTGCATTTATCGATTCAGTATCAACTTTAGATACAGAATCAGAGTATTTGGCAAATGAATTACCGAATGAGACCATACTTTTTCCGAAAGTTCCTAAATCTTCAGAACCTCCTACGAACCACTCTTTCATACCATCTAACTTAGGGATGGAATTTGCAAATTCGCTTATCGTCATTGCTGCTGCGGATGTAGCCTTTATAGTTGATGTATTAACGCCAGCCACTAGACTAGAATAAGTAGCAAATGCTTCTCCAAATGGAATAAGAGATAATCCAAAATCAGCGAGATCCTTTGCCCCAGCTAACAGTTGAGCTAATCCTCCAGATCTTGGTATAGCATTCGCTAATTCAACTAGAGTTTTAGCCGCTATTGCGGTGCCCTTAACTGTTTCAGGATTGACGCCTGCTACCTGATCGCCATATGCTTTCATGCCAGCACCAAGATACTGAAGCTGATAAGCAAATTTCTGAATTGGATCTTTCCCAAGATTTATAAACGTCGAAATGGCATTAACAATCTCTGCTCCGGCTATTTTAACAATGCATCCTGCTAACACAGACATAGACGAGCCTATTTCCGGATTTACATTACCCATCGTTGATAAGAATGGTTGCAGATTATTTGCAAAGTCTGATAGATTTGTAGCTATTTGTGGTAGCCCGTCTGTAACTCCCTGACCAACTCCGGATATAATTCCGCCGACTAGTTTTCCTAAACCTTCGCCTAGTAGTTCTAGTATTTGAACTCCACCATTCATGAAATCCTGAAATCCTGATATCTTATTAAGCCCGCCTAGCACAGCTATAATGGCGGCAAGTCCAGCGATAAATATTGAGAAACTGCCTAGCGCAGTTATAGCCCCAGCAATCGGAACGTTTTGAAGTATCAACATTGATGCGGATACAGATAATAAAACCATACTTAATCCTGCAGAGGCCGCCAACGATCGTTTCCAATCCAATTGAGCCAGTATCCCAATAACGCCAGCTATTTCCAAAAGAACTGCACCAGCTAAAAGAACACTAGCGCGAACCTTTCCAACGCCAGAGAACCCTTTTAAACATAGTGTAAATACGCTTAAAAGCAACGATATTGCTGCTGATCCTGCAATAACTCCAGTTGGATCTAGCTGGGCCAACAAAGCAATAACTCCAGCTATCTCACCTACAACCAAAGCAGCTACTATTACTGACTTCTTAGCGTCAATAGATACGTCGCCAGCTTTGATCATTGCTGACATACATAACATTATAGAATCCACTGCTGCAGTTGCTCCTGCCATTTTGGATTGATCGAGACCGGACAGTATAGCTATAGCCGCGGTAAGAATTACAATAGAACCAGCTACTGTCATCATCATTACTCCAGCTCTGGCAGCATATTGTCCGGCACTAGCGCTAGCCTTAATTAGAGCACCAATAGGTATCATCAATGCAATTAGATCGGCTACGCATTTAGCCATTGTCTTAAGGTCGTACTTCTGCAGCTTCTCAAATGCGGCAAGTAAAACATGCAAACTAACTGTAAATCCTAGCAATAATACAGCTGCTTTAGATGCATTAGGACCGGCTTTAGCAGATGCCTTGAATAGTAGCATCATCGTTCCAAATACTACTACAAATTGTTTCCATCCTTTCTTCATAGAGCTAAAATCCATATTAGAAATTTTAGACATCACTTTAGCTAATCCATATATTGCCACTACAGAGCTTAATAATGTAAGTGCTCCTCTAGTTCCACCTAAAGCGTTAGCTTTTCCAACAGCAATCATAAGAACTGATAACGATCCGACAGCCAATACTAAAGCGCCAATAGTGCTCCCAGCATCTCCAATATTATAATTGGATAGTCCTTTTATAGCTTTAACCATCAGCAGCAGAGAAGCAGCTAAAGATACAATTTGAAGAGCTCCGGCTGATGCTAATTTAGCATTTGCACCCATTGTATATTTAGTTAAAGCTCCAGAACATATAGTAATTACTCCTACAAGGCCAGTTATAACACCGATATTAATTGCCATTGATTTATTAATGGTCACATTTTGAAGTTTCTCAAGCGCAACGGTCATTAGCAAAATGCTTCCGGCAATAGAAATAACCATTGCTGAAACGCCAGAGAATCCTTTTGCTAACTTTTCTGTGGAAATAGATCCAATAGCGTAAGCAAATGCTGTTAACGCTGCTCCCAATATGCCTATCAAGACAACAGCGCCTTCAATTCTATCCTGAGGTAACACAGTTAACAAAGCTATAGACCCTACTAATATAGCTACAGCTTTTGCAATCTTAATAACTATGTCAGCTTTGATAGAATCCTGCCAAGTTTTAAGGGTTAGTGCTCCTTGATTCATCAGTTTAATAAAACTGTTAGCCATTGCTGATGGTAATGCAAATAAACCACCGAATCTATCTGTAAGCACCTCTAACAATTTAGAAAGATTATAAAGGGTTTTTACTGAAACGCCGCCCAATAAAATAGTCAATATATTAGCAGTATTAACTTTTCCAGATTTGTCTTTAACAAATGAAAACACCCCATCAAATGTGTCAATCATCGTTTTCTTAAATCCAGTTGCTTGATCCGTCCAACCTTTAAAATATCCAGTAATCTTAGATCTAAGTGAATACAGCTTCGACGTAAATGAATCTATTGAATTGCCAGCGCCTCCAAAACTATCTTTCGCAATAGCACCTATCCCAATAATAGTACTAAGCAAAGCTTTGAAATCTATATGACCAACTTCTTCGCAGTGGTCTATAAAATCATCGATCATATTTCCGGCATTTTCACCAAATTCTTTTATGTCTGGCCACAACGTTTTAACTATAAGATCGTCTAAGAATTTTATTACTTCCTGCGTTCCTTTCCAATTCCAAATCGCTTTTGCAAAGTACTCAATATTTTTGATGGCAAATGCTATTGCTGATGACATGAAATCGACACTCTTAGCAGCTGCACCTGAAATATTTCCAAACTTTTCAAACTGTACGATTCCATCACCTAGAACCGCTGTAAGGTCGAGTACACTATTTACAGATATACCAAACAATTTCGAAACTACCTGTAAGGCCGTCTTAAGTCCTACTCCAAGAACATTTTTAACAATCTTGACAATTGTAAAGAAACCTTTCAATGTCCTGTATAATTTATCGACCTTATCCCTAGACATTATTAGTTTCTTAGTGAAAGCTTCAAATGCATCGGTTATATTTTTTATTTCTTTTGCATTCTTTTCTGGGAAGATAGCTCTATAAGCAACCCTGAAAGTATCTAATACTGCAACAGCTGCTGCTAGAGTATTTGTGAATGAACGCATTAATGAATTGCGGCCACCCATTTTCTTCCAGGCATCTAGAGTAGCATTCTTAGCAGCAAACGTTTTTACGATATAATCACCGATTATGCTATCTATAAATCCCCAAAGCTTTTTGGATTCTTCGAAGTTACCGAATATTGTTTCCCATGTATGCTCCCATCCAGATCCGATCGCTTCTTTCCAAGCAGCAAACATCTGTCCGGCATCTTTGAATTCCGAAGCGGCAGCATACGCTTTTTGTCCTAATTCGGTTGTTTCATCCGTATACTTACCAAGCGTTTGAATGAGTACGTCAGTAGTCATCCACTGATACTGAAGATTATCATTCCAGTTTTTCGTAGCATTGAACGCGTCAGATGTAGCTCCTTTAGCATTTGTAGTGGTGGTATAGTAGTCTTCGCCCTTTTTGACAACCGTTCCTAGAGCAACAGCAGTATCAAGCAAATTCTGCTTGAAATCCATAGTGGCCATATTCGCTACTTCAATTGATTTCCAGTCAATTAATTTTACATATCCAGCAGATAATGCCTGAGCAAAGTTATACATGGCATGCGATGCTTGCTCTGCATTTGCACCTGAAATAGCTGCTTCATTCGATACACCCTTAATTGCCGCAACCGCATCTTTTAATCCTACGCCAGCATTTGTAAATTTACCAATATTCGCAGTCATATCAGAGAAGGAATAAATTGTTCTATCGGAATATGTATTGAGCTCATCGAGATATTTATTAACTGTAGATAAGCTTTCTCCAGTAGACATAATAATTGTCTGAATAGAGTTCATTTTCAGTTTATATTCATTCCATCCATCTGACATTCCGTCGAATGCTAAAGCAGACGTTATTCTCTTGCCAGCGTTTATAGCTGCATTTGTAAGTCGATTCAACACGCTCATAACTACAGTATCCATAGCTGAGAATTTGACTTGAACTGCTTCTACCGCTCTGCCCATTCCGTCCATGTTGAACTTTTTGGTCTCATTTTGAAATTTAGCAAGACTCTTTCCAGACTCACTAAAATCGATGCTTTTCTTAAGAGCTTCTATAGATTTTTGACTTTGACGGATTTTTTTCTCGAATTGTCCATTCTCGAATTGCATTCGAACAACGTCATCTTCAACAACTTTACCCATTATCCAGTGACCTCCTTCCAAGCATCTTTAGCTAGCCTATCGAATACCGGCTTTAAAGCCGGGTTAATATAGTCAACCCCCTGAACATATCCACCATTTCTAGTTCCATGCCCATACTGTAGAATAATAGCTATATTCACATGGTTCACTACATTAGAATTTTTAAAAACCAAACTTACTGACCCATTGCCACGAACTATTTCATAATACCACGATGCTGCTGTTACTCCAGTGTCAACAGGAGTTGCAGCCTTGAGGGCAGCTACGCCTTCACGTCCGTACTTGTTTAATATACCAACGTTAACGCCTTCCAAAAGTTTTTCGAAATAATTATCGAGCTTTTTAAAGTTACCCTCAAGTTTGCATCTGATCATGTCATTTCTCCTTATCTAATTAACGCAGAAGATTCTACAAACCCCGTATACTTCTTTCCTTTAATAGTTGCAACACAAAGCAGCCATACTGATTTTTTATACTTATTGAAATATCCATAGCATTCAACCTTTCTGCCGGCTGGAATTTCAATCATGAGCTTTTTGTTCCATCCAGCGTCAATGCGCATAGGTACTTTCTTAGAAGTTTTATACGAGTTCTTATAAATATTGCTCGTATATGCTGCCGAACAGGTAGTGGTCGTTAAACCGCATGGAGTGTTAATTACTGCATCTACTTCTTTCATAACTGCGTCAACATTATAATGCTTTTCTTTAAGATTCGATTTGTAATCTTCTCCCCATTGCCCAGCGATAACTTCTCTTGCTACTGTTTTAACTTCTTTACCGGCATAGCGGTGAGTGCTGGTACTGATCTTTGGCCGATCAGCATCGTATTTTGGCGTGATGAATCCGCGTATAAATTTTCCATTAATGTTAACTGTCCTCTTCTTAACAGCATCTTTATAATTACCCTCCGTTACAACAAAGTATCCTTCTTTCTTATTGACATATGTTACCATGCCAACGTGTTTTGGAGTTCCTTTGTTATCTCCTATGCCATTATCATCCCAGTCATAAAGACATGCATCTCCAATTTTAGGAGTATAGTTGTCGTTCTCCTTCCAGCATCCCATTTTTTGAGCTTTTTTGATGAGATAAAAACAACTGCACTCAACTGGCATGATATCCGTATATCCAAGAGAAATTGCCACGGCAGACCAAGTTGTAGCACACCACGCCATTCCTGGTTTCATAGTTACGCCTCTCGGCTTTGTTTTCTGTTTGTTGTAAATATCAAGAATAGATTTGTAAGATCCATCTTTTTCATTTTTGCCAACCCAAGCATTGATAAGGTTGACGGCCGCTTTTCTGGTTCTGGCCATTTTTCTACCCCCTTGTTTTCAGTGCTTTTTTACGTCGTTCATTTTCTTTCTTTTGCCATCTTCGGATTTCTTCATTGGACATTTTCTTAGGTGGATTAGTTTTTACAGTGTATAATTCTATTAGCATAAATACACGCTTTATATTCCATTTCTCGCAAGGGTCGAATGGTATTCTAGCCATTGCTAGGTAAGCATATATTAATTCGCTAGTTAACGTCTCCGGTTTTCCTTTGTCTTCATCTCCAATTGTAAAAACCCTAGATGCCGTAGCTGGGTCATTGATATAGTCTGTTACTTTTTTAAGTAAATGATCATCAAGCCGTTTAAAGAATTCGACCTTATCGAAAGACCCAACTATCATGCAATACATATAATCAAAAAACTCTTCATCCGTTAGAGTTCCTTCATCCATGAGTTTCAGCAATGGCTTATGCCATATTTGCTCCCATTTTGAAATTGCTATTAAGGAGTGCTCGAGCTTAATCTTAGTAGGTTTTACAACCTTTCCAAAAGTTTGAGTTTCTTGATCAAATGGCTCATATCCGGGAAGAATTAATTCGAGCATAATTATCTCCTTAGTTTTCTTCTTTCACAGCATCATCAGTTGCAGCCACAGATTCTTTCACAGTATCATCAGTTGCAGCCACAGATCCTGCTACTTCTGCCATTGCTGCTGAGATTGCTTTTCTCTGAGCGTCACTTAATGTAGAGTCATCGTAAACTCCAGATTCAGCTGCTTTTTTGATCTTGTCATTCATATCGTCAGGCATGATGCCGAGCAGGAACTCAGAAGCTTTTGCTTCGTCCATGCAAATTTCCATAAAGAATTTGTCATATGCTGCAGTAGATTTGAACTCTGCCAATGCTTCAGGAGTCTTTGTAAATGTACGGCCATCAAGAGATTTGATTCCGTAAGCTGCATCAATAATCTTCTCGAATAATGCCATGATATCCGGCTGAGACTGTTTCTGCACCATAAGGCTCATGTATGATGTTAAGCCCCCGTTAAGGCTTGTTTCCAATTTTAAAATTTCACTCTGAGTAAGATTGAAGTGGAAATCTTCAGATCTCTCATTTCCGTCAAAGTCCTTGTAATTGATAGTTTTGATAAACATAATTTAGTCTCCTTTCATTCTTAAAAATCCCAGTCTGCATATTTCAGCAGACTAGGAAAAACTTTATTCTGTTTTAAGTGTTACGCCTGTAAGTAAGTATTCTTTTGTTTCTGTCGCGCCTTTGTTAGTTGCTTTAATCAAGATAGACTGCTTATTAGTGTCCTTGATCTTAAGAACTGCCTGATGATCAGACTGGAGAAGTTTAGATGGGCCATATGTTCCATTTTTAACTTCAACCGTTAATGATTCAGGGAAACCACTCTTTGGAGCAATGTCAAGAGCGATGTAATTACCACTCTGTTCGTCGACTTTACTGCTGAATCCTGTATAGCCCGTCACGTAGTTAAGAGTACCAGAAATTACTCCAGTACTCTCATTGACCTTGATATTGGACTGAAGGTCAGCTGCCTTCTTTCCAAGTAGGTCGTCTTCTCCTGTAATAGGAGTTGCATAGACGTCCAGTGACGGGTCTGTTATTTTAAAAGGTTAATGATCTCATCCGGAAGCAGCAACTTAGCTTCTGTACTTTCTGTGCCGTATAAAGCATCCTCAATCTTCTTCATCTTGGTAGCTTCGACCTTTGTAGAATCAATCTCGAGATGAGCAGTAGGCTTGAATCCGTCAACTGTAACTGGGGTTGTTGATAATTCCCAACTGAACGAAATTGCCTCTGGTGAATCATTTACTGTCTGGAAGCCTTTCTCAGATGGAGAAGCCTTAGCTCCGTAAATGATATGAATCTTGTAGCCATAATCATTACTCTTTACATCATTACCGATCAGGGTACGATAAGAGAAACCGAATGTATCTCTGTTCTGCTGGCCGATAGTAACTCCCTTAGTAATTTCGGCTGTGCCGTTACATCTGTCAAATGCTTCTGGATAAGTATAAGCTTCGATTGTAGCTCCAAACTCTTCTGCTGACATGAGGCTAAGATATTTCATGTTATCAGCATATACAGCAGATGCTTCTGCTCCAGATGGAGATTCTGTAACTGCGGTAAGACCATTCCACGCAGAACCAGCGCCATATTCTCCGTCAATAACCGGGTAAATAACGCCATGATCTACACCGGTTTCGTATTTACGTTCTCCGGTTTTGTCCCATGTTAATTTAGACATGTTTTTCCTCCTTTAAAATATAATTACAAAGACCGAATGATACATGCCATCTGATAAGTAAGATCTATTGAATCTCGCAGTGGGCATCTCCACTATCTTATCAATCAATGTACTATCCGGGTCTTTAGTTACCACTTCTACTGCGTATTCTTTATCAACGCTATAATTTTTATTATCTGCCGACCGAATATTATAATCATCAACAGAATATATTATAGCTGGGTATTTTATGTTTTTTATAACTTTTTGCCCAGCACCGGATACATTAGAAGGGGGCTGGAAATATACATTGACACCCTCTCCAACGATATCTTTTAAATATCTATCAAAGTCAAGTCTCGTCCTCATTCCACAGCTCTCCCAACGTTATTATAAGTCTAGGGGCCTGTGAAGCATCAACTTCTGTTGCCTTCCACTTAGCCCCCATAAACTCAATCCATCTCATGTCAACGAAATGATCACGTATATAGGCATCGCCGATAACACTTATCTGATTAGAGATTGAAATGTTGTATGAAATCTTCTCTTGCGAATCCTGAAGACGTCTCGTATTACGAAGAATATCTCCTCGATAGATACGTTCCGTTATTTGCTCAGTCCAAACTGATTGAGCTGTTTCCACCTGTTCAGCAAAGCCGATCTTGCCGTACCATCTATTCACGATCATTTCCTCCCATTTTGATTAGTCACCGCTGACTCCAGTTCCTGATCCAGCAGATGCCTTGCTAAGGTCTGCTGTAGGAATTTTTGTCTCGATTGCAATGGCAGATAATGGTTTGATCAGAGCACCAGAGATACGTGTCTCGATAAGATACTTCTGAGCGTTGTAGTCGATATCGAAATCATCGAACATGTTGATAGCTCCGCCCTTGTCAGCACCAATGTTGTAATCCTGCAGGTTTACGATAATACCCTGAAGAGCTAATGTGTCAGTCTTGTCTACACGGCTAAGACCTTCCATAACTGGAACGGAAACAATCTTAGATACACGGCACGCTGTAGCCAGCTTCTCGATGTTGTCGTAGATGATACGTCCATTCTTATCCTTAAGCAGTAAGCACTCAGTAATGATTGACTCTGGAGCGAACAGCTTTGGATTACCAGAACCCTTGTATTCGATACGTGCTCTTACACAAGCCTCAATGAATGCTGTAGCCTTCTCAGCTGCGGTTGTTTCTTTTGTAATTGCAATAGGATACTTAATTGTGTAGAGATCAGCATCTTTCCAAATTGGACGAACGTTGTCCTCTTTGATGTGATCGTCACTGGATGTAAGACGTCCATCACCAACCAGGACTGCTCTTGCAATTTCCTCGTTCAGCATCATTCTCATTTCTGCTTTCAGCCAAACAATTACGTCAAAATCTGTAATGTCAATTACATCATCACGATCAATCTTCTGTTTCTTGTAGATTGTCTGCGGGGTGGTTGTTCTCTTCAGTAATGAGAATACTTCCTCCTTCTTCAGCTTACCTTTGATGTAACCTCTTGCACGAGCTTCATCCTCACGCAGGTCTGCAAATGTAGACTTGATTCTTGAGAATGGCGTATGATGTACACCGTTCATTACTTCGGTTACCCATCCCTGGTCTCTTGCAATGAACTCAGGTGGTGTGTTTAAATTTTTGGCATCCGGGAACAGGTACTCAATATTTGTAATACCATGAGCAAGGAATGATTCTTTCATAGAGCCATATCTCTTACCGTCCTCGATAATCTCCTGCATTTCGCTGTGGGACAGAACGTCTCCGTTGTCTGTATTGTTGCCTTCAAATAAGTTATGTGCGATTGCACCCATGTCGTCATCCTCCTCTTCATATTCTTCGGAATCGTCATCATCTTTGTCAGGATCTTCGTCGTCATCCTCCTCTTCATATTCTTCGGAATCGTCGTGATCATCCTCTTCATCTTCATCCTCGTCCTCGTATTCATCTTCGTCTTCGAGAGCGTTAGGATCTTCTGCTAATGCACTTCCTACAGCCATGTAGAAAGCATCCTTCTGTTCTGGCGTCATTGTATCAACGACATCCTGAATGCTCTTATTAGCCACTTCGTCTTCTCCTTTCTCATCTGAGTGCATAATCTCAAGATACTCTCCCGAATAAATATATGCCTCATAATCATCATTGTCAATTGTGTCGCCATGTGCTAAGGCAACATCTTCAATGTATGCTCCTGGATTTGCTCCTGCAAGAACAAGGCTAAGTTCTTTAATTTCACCATGCTGAACATATGGCCCACGCTGCTGAAGATGATTCGCCCAAATACTAAGCGAATCCATATCTCCGTGCTGAACAGCATCTTTCGCGATTTGACCATTATCTGAACCGTTGAAATATCCGTACGCATAAACACCATCTTTTCGGCATTCCATATAAGCATGCCCAAGCACGCTATTAATGTTACCGTGATCATGGTTATACACTAATGGAACTTTAGCGCCATCGACATCATCAAAAGCACCATGCTGAATAATTCTTCCATCAGCGCAAAGAATACCAAACTTTGTAGCCCAGCCCTTAAAGTCGCAATCGGCATACTTTGAGCGTTTAGCTCCCATTTTGAATTCCTCCTTTATTGTTCTTCTGTTTCCTCGTCAGCAGAATTTGTATTATACATCTGATCCAATTCAGTGTTCGACGCCGAAATATTATTGTTCGTCAGCGTATCTGCTTTAGGATCATCCACTGGCCTTAATCCAATTACTTGCCTGAATTCATTAGATGTCATTATACAGTTTCTCGTGAACTTATCAGCGAGCTCTGCAAGATTTGTAGTAGACACCAGTTTAAATGGATCTCTGAAATATTTAATTGCATGCCCTTTGGTCCTAGCAGTCTTTGTTAAGAACTTCCGATTCATCTCATCTACGACTGCTGCAAGTATTGGCTCAACTATACTATTGTAGTAGTTATTCATTGTATTCTCGTCTGCTGTGCCATTGAGAATCTCTACCGTCATTCCAAGCTGAGAGAATAACAAATTTGTGAAATACTCTACCTGCTTGAGTAAATTGTTTTCAATCGACCTATTGAGCTGTGTTACATGCTCAGTAGAATCGATGTAAGCAATGCCGTATTCCGAGCTTGCCAATTGTTCAGTAAGTTCTTTACGACGTTCTTTAGCCTGAGCTCTCTTTGCTTCGGACTTAATCGTATATGGCAACTGAATAATCAAATCAAGCTTATCAGATCCACTTCGATCATCTATGAAATCGAGAATTGCAAGCTTTCTTTTCAGTCGATGCGCCGTTGAATTCTGTGCATTCATAATTGCATAGAATGGATTTTCAACGATCGCGACCATTTTCTTTGGAAGGTCCATTTCCTCGAATTCACCAGTGCGATCATTGTAGATTCGCACTCTAACATGGCGCGGATACCAATTGATTATCTTTGCTGTACGCATCGTCTGAATATCGTAAACGTTGCCATGCACGGGGTCCATAGTCGTATCAATCGGAACTATAGCAACGCATCCTTCGTCAAGAAGTTTCAGGAAAATATCCTGTTTAAACGCTCGCGATGTCTGATCAATATTGGCTTCCATTGTTAAACAGTAGTTAAGCCCATCCTCAACGTCGTCAGTAAAGCGTTTGTCTGCGTCTAGCATGACGTGTTCTACGTCAATTGCTGCGGCATCTACGGATATCTTATTGTAGATCGTTGTAACGATTGACCGCTCATTTCCCATCGTAAGTCTAGGACGAGATGGATTGTCATAACTCACTGCGCCAAGACCAGTTCCATTTTGATACGCTGTTGGATCTTTGTTCATAAATGCATTCCAACCATGCTTTAATCTGTTCATAAAACCCATAAGTAATCTCCTTATTTAGTAAGGTAATCCAGATAAGCTTTGCCTGCACGCTTAGCTTTATTGAAAGATCTGCTTACTTTCTTAGCTTTCTTCTTAGCTGATTTGTAAGCTTTGCTGGCATCTCTAGAAACTCTATTGTATTCTTTCTTAGCTGACTTATATGCCTTGTTAACATTCTTCTTTGCCGATGTTACATAAGGTTTAGCATCATTGGCAAGCTTCTGACCAGCTCGTTCAATTTTGTACTCTGCCTTTGATCTGACAGAATTTGCCTTATTGCGTGCTTCTGCAGAAGTCATTGCACGGTCTCTAGCAGTTGACGTAGCTTTTCTTACTTTCTTATATGCACCAGTCTTCTTAACATCACGAGCAAGTTTCTGTCCAGCTCTGGTAACTTTGTACTCACCCTTTGAAATTACTGATCTTGCTTTTGCCCTTGCAGCGTTTGCTGTTGGTGATTTTGAAGCTTTATCCAGAAGATATCTTGCTGCTACTGTCTTTGCAACTGCATCTCTGGTCGCTACCTTTTTAGCAAAGTTTGCTGCTTTCTTAACTTTTGTTGAAGGGGCATTCTGTTTCTTAACATTAGCAGCGATCTGTTTCATCTGCTGTTCCTGTTTCTTTCTAACCATGTCAGCATTCTTCTTAGCTACAGTATGAGCATTCATAGCTCTAACACGTTTCTGGAAATCCTTCTCATGCTGAGCTTTCTGTGCCTGCATTGCTGATGTTGGGCCTTTGTATGGAACAGACGATTTTTTAACGTCTTCTGGGTAGACATACTTACCATTTTTAATGTATAAGTATTTGTGCTTTTTCCAGCTATGTCTGAGAACAGTGTTTCCGTCCTCATCGGTGGCCTTGTAATATACAGAATTACTCATATTACCATCCTTTCTGTTTCTTTTTAAGTTTTTGAACGTATTTTGCACCACGGATAGAAGCTAACTCAGCATCTACCGTTTTCTTCTTTTCTGCAGTTTTGTTTGTACGCCGTTTGATGGCTTCAGCCTTCTTGGTGTACTTAGCAGCTTTCTTTCCATAACGGTTTGCCTTCTTCCGAGCTCGTTCAGCTTTTTGAAGATTTCCGGTATATCCAATATCCGTAAGAGCATGGTCACGTTTGACTCGTTTTGCCTCTTCCTTTTCTTTGAACTTGACTCTTTTAGCCATAGCTTCTGAAGCTTTTCGTTCGTAATTGGATATACGTGACTTTGTCTTCTGAGAAGTTTGTTTCTTCATCTTAGACGCAAGCCGATCTGATTTTGACTCCAGATGCGATGCTCTTCTTCCGGAATGTTGATACGGATCTTTTCCTGATCCATACTTGTAACGGCCAGACCGTCTCGGCAGTCCATAATGTTCCAGATGGTCACCACATAAGTCAGAATGAACCAGTGACATGGTCCCGTCCTTATTCTTTATTTTTACATACATAACCATTACTCCTATTCAAATGCATCTTTATTAACTTTGTAAGCAACAAGCGCATCCATCAATGCTGAGACGTTATCAATTTTGTCTTCGTATCGTTTCTTATACAGCTTTCTGTTTCCGTTTGTATCTTCCAATGTTATGCAATGGCCCATACAGAAACTCATCAAAGACTCGTCAAATATCAGCATCCTCTTTTCTGACAGTTTCTTAATTTCTCCGAGAGGAACCGTTTCAGTTCTAACACCCTGTGGAACTTTCTCAATTCCAAATGATCCATTCTCCTGAGCCCATCTTTCAATAAACTCTTTTGCGTTGTATGGATCATAGCCCAATGCGCAAACATCATACTGAGCGTCTATTATGAATTTGTCAAGATCCTCGTATACTTTTTGGACATCTAAAATACTTCCCTCCATAACTATAAGCGTACCTTCGTCGATAAACTCTTGATACTTTTGTCTCATGGCCAGGTTCAACTTACTCAAGGTAAGTGTAGTTATATAACTTCTAACTTTTACTCCGAACATTCCGTTTCGCAGTGGGAACAAGAATGTAAAAGCGCAGAAGTCATCACCTTGGGAAAGGTCGGCTCCCATTGAACATGACATTTTCCAAAAGCTTCTAGGTCTGTGTGGGAGTGTTTCTTCATAAGAGAAATAATATGTATATCCCTCCATAGGAATTCCGAAACGTTTTGCCAGAATATCATTTCTTGTAGCAGGTGCTTTCTCAGCTCGTTCAACATCTAGCTGGATTGTTTCATAGCTGACCGTGATCGGTAGGTTAGGATTAGCCTTAGGCCACATGTCTGGGTCTCCGACTTCCTCTACGCTGTCAAGCCTGTAATACCAAATACTAGTATGCCAGTTCTGGTATTCACCTTTGAGAATGTCTATCAGTTCCATTTTGATGGCATCTCCACATCCATTACGGACGGTACCTTCCGAACTTACTGCTAAGATTACATATCCATCTATTTTGGCTGCACCCTGCTCGATCGCACCAATTGGATCTTCTCTCAATTCACCAGAGAGCCATTCGTCAACCGTTGCTACTTTTACTCGTAATCCCTGAAGTTTGTTAATACTCATTGGTCTTATCTCGAGTAGCGAATTTGTAAGAAAGTTCTGTATACCTTTTTTGGTTGATGCAAGCTTTACACGGTTCGCTTTGGAACCTGTAGTGTTCTGTATAGAACCTTCAGTTAGAAACTGGAACAACGGCCCTTTCGCTCTGGCTATGGCAGTACTAATTGCACTAGTAACCTCTTCAGCCTGTTTCATTGTTGGGGCCGTCGTAATCTGATGTGTCGTTGTTGTGTCGACTGTCAGAAAATATGCTTGCACTAAACTTTCATATAACGATTTTGCATTACTTCGAGAAATGATAAGATACTGTTTGTTGACTAGACGCTTTTTGACAGATTTTCTTACGAAATGTCCGCCTCGTCCAGAAGCGTTTGGTTCGTATACGGATTTCTCAACGTAATAGAACCAACCAAATAATTGCTCTCCCCAAAGTTTAAATGAATCCAGCAATTCCAAGTCTGATCCATCTGTCAAGACCATTTCAGATTCGCAGAAAGCAATCCAACCTTCTACAGCTTCGTCGTCATAGTATACACCGGGGTTAGCGATCAGCCAATCAATACGGTTCATCTCCATAGAGATCTCCCTGTTAACAGGAATCTCGCCGTTCAGAACTTTATCTCGGAACTCCCCGTAGTACCTAGGCGTTGCCGTATTGCTTAGCATTCACATCACCTACTTCTTTTTCTTTGTTTTCTTTGTTTCAGCTTTGACGGCTTCATTAATCATCTTCTGAGCGGCAGCATTAAGTTTGCCTTTAATATAAACTTTCCCTTGTTCTTTAACGACTTCTGTAACTGCTGGAACGATAATATCCTTTACGGCCTTATCAACCAACTTCTTTGGCAATGGCTGTTTTTGTGGATGATTTTTAAGATATGTAGCTTCCATGCTATCTCTAGCATTTATTCGTCTGAGCTCTTCATCGGATAAAGTTTTTACATATGCTTTTTCATTTCTGTATTTGGTTTTTTGTTTCTTTTTCTCAAGCTGGGCTGCTTTAGTTCTTTCTCTTCGTTTGGCATTTTGTTTTTCAACTTCGCTATTTTTAGAAAAGCTTTTTATAAACTTCTCACCAGCTTTAGCTGATGATCTAAGACTTTGATACGGGTCCTTTCCAGATCCCCATTTGTATCTTCCGGATCGTCTTGGTAATCCGTAATGTGCGATATGATCGTTTAAGAGTTCCTGATTATTGACTAAGAAATCTCTAACGTCATCAGCTGAGTAATTAGTCATCGTCGCTCTTTCCTTTCTCATCATCGTCTGAAATGGGATAGTATAGTATGTACAATCTCCATTCCATTTCTTTGAGTTGCTCTTTCAAACTATCCATTAACGAACCAGTTGTTGGTGGATCGAATAACATACGAGTTTTAATGTACACATAATCTTTTATCAAACTTAACTTCTGGTCATCCGCTTCGAATTCGCTCCAGACATTGTCAGGCCCAGTAATTCTGTACCCTTCTTTGGGTCCGGCTCCTAAATGAGTAAGAGTTGCAAACGCTGAGTTGATGTGAATCATTAAATCCAAGTCAAACTGCTCGAAGTCGTCGGGACATCCAATAAGTTGTTTGATTGTCTTAAGAATGCTCTCTTCCATCGAATTCCTCCTCAATGTTTCCAAGGGCATGTATCATTTGGTCTCCTTGTAACGGGACCACTACGTATAGCTGCATTATGACCGTAGTGAATGGCATTGTGCGTTAGATGGGTTGTCGTCACAACGTTGTTCATATCGAATATCATAGGATCTCGGTTTAGTACCATCTCTTTGGTAATTGGATTTATGTGATGTATCAACGGTCGTCTTTGTATCTCGTATCCTTCAACACCTAAATCGCAACCGCCATCTCTGACAATTACTCTATGCCGAAACTCTCTCCACTCGATTGATGAATATAATGCCTGATTAACCCATCGATCATATCCAAACGTTTCATACCCAACAGAACCAGCCAGCATTAAATATTGCAGTCGTTCTTCGTAGGTATGATACTTAATCATTTCCAAATATGATCGTGACATAGGACTTGAGCTACTCATCCTCAATGCCCTGGTATCTACGCATTGCTTCAATTGCTGCAGCGTACCTCTCTTCACTCTTAGCGGAAGCTTCCAATGAGTCGATTTTGGCACGGGTCTGCTTTGTCTCCTCTTTGATCTTCTCCTGTTCGAGGAGTTCTCTTGAAGATCCAAGTTTTAAGAAATGTGTAATAACCTGAGATGAGGCTGTACCTTCACGTAACTGCTTTTCAGCAGCATCGAGTGAAAGATTGATCAAGTACTGTTCCCTGTCTTCAGGAGTCATAGGAACCCTTGAGTGCTTCTTTTCGGAAGTAGCTGTCGCCGCTCTTCTTCCCATATACTTTCGTCTCCTTTCTAATATCTTTCGCCAAGGTTTCGAATACTTTACGTACTCTCTATAAGAGATCTAGGCGTGTTTTAATGACCCTGAAAGGAGTCTTTAACTGAAAGAGGATCCTTCTATGTGCGACAAAAGAAGACCAAGATCTCTTATAGAGAGGGCGTAAAGCCGTTAATCTAAAATCCATTTTGACAGGATTTTAACCCCCGGAGAATTTTCAAGGGCAGCCAAAGATGTTGCCATGATGCTGG